TCATAAGGTGGACATCATGGCCTTAGGTTCTGCAATAGGGTTGAGTACGGCCGCTTCTTCCAGATGGTCTGGAGCAAAATGCGCATATCTCATTGTTTCCCGAATGTTTGAATGTCCTAATATCTTTTGTAAAACAAGAATGTTTCCGCCGTTCATCATAAAGTGAGCGGCAAAGGTATGCCGCAAGACATGGGTCTTTTGCCCCTCGGTCAGAACTATATCCGTCAGCGCGAGCATCTTCTTGAACTCTTGATAGCAAGGCTTGAACATGGGTCCCTGCCGTGAAGATAGTTCGTCATAAAGCCATTTCGGTATGGGAACGGTTCGATTCTTCTTGCCTTTGGTTTTTGTGAAGGTCAACTTGTAAGGTGAAAGTTGCCAGCGTGAGAGCCGTTCAGCTTCACTCCATCGCGCCCCGGTCGCTAAGCATACTTTCACAATAGTAGTCAGGTTGTCCTTTCCGTACTGCTCGCAGGCCTTGAACAACTGGACAATCTGCGGAGGCGTTAGCCAGGACATTTCTTTTTCTGCTTCTGCGAAAACCCTTATCCCTTCCAACGGATTGGGAAGAGTCCATTCTCCCAGCCGTTTCAGCTCGTTAAAAACAGCCATCAAATATTGCTGCTCTCGGTTGACTGTAATGGGCTTTACTATCCAATCCGCCGGGTCCTTATGGAAACCGTTGTCAATCTCGCCCCTAAGTCGGCGATCACGATAATGCGCCCAATCTTTAGCAGTCAGCTGGGCGGCTATTGGATTGCCCAGGCCGTTACATACAATTTGCAGTTTAGCCAGTCGCGTCTTGCTTGCTACCAATGCCTGTCCATGCAGGTTATGCCAAAGCTCTATAATCTCACTTAAGCGCCTGCGATCTTCTTTTTCACCCATCCAGGGCTTATTCTGAGCTTCATCACGATAATATTGTTCATACGAAACAGCCTCGCCTTTTGTGGCGAATTTTTTTCTAATGCGGCGGCTGTCTTTTCCATCAACACGGAAATCGGCAAGCCATTCTCCAGAAGGAAGTTTCTTTGCTGTCATATCGCGGCATCTCTAAAAATAATCAAAAAAACATCAGGGGTATTTTTTCATCCGTTCCTTGAAAAATTCATTTGCATTAGTTCCTTCCGAGTACCCGTATTCATCACAAGACTTTGCATCAATATCAAATGTATACCCTTGCATTTGCCAATGATTAAGAATCCTGATACTTTTCAGCGTATCATCCGGCCATTTAGAATCCTCACTAAACCGGGAAGAGCAAACGCTTTCAGCCGCAGTTAGGGCCATAAGGTCGCCTAAATCCTCATCCTGGTAAATGACGGTTAAAATCTGATTATCCAACTTTATTGTTTCTATCCTTAGACCTGACAAAGCATCAAGAATAGGCTGTGGGATTTGCCTAGAAAAAGATGAAAATGAAGTAATTAATAAAAAACTTAAAGAGAAAGCCTTCGCTATGTTAATAAGCATAAGTATTCCTTTTAAACATTTTTTTCAATTGAAAATATAACCTGTCCAATGCAAACAACGTCATCGGCATTGCATGCGAAGCTTGCGCCTGAGTTAATTAATTTAACTTGTATTTTATTAGAGGGAATGCGGATAACATCATATACATCATGAATACCATCAATACTAAGCATCCAACGTCCATTAGAGACATCGCGCTTATTTTCATCAATGAGCCAATCGAATGTTTGGCCTTTGATGTAGGCAGGCTTACTTGTTTGCTTAGGTATGAAATCCTTGTCTACTGCCCGCACACCATTTTCTTCTAACTTCCCGGACGACAAAGTGAAGCACGGGATGGCAACAGTAGAATTGGCAGTTTCAACTACCTCAAATTTATTGCCTTTACCAGTCGCCAACCAGCTTAACGAAACGCCAGTATCTAATGCGCACGCAACCACTACGTCGCCGGGAAAATGATTGCGACGAACCCAGGTGCTCATGGTCCCTGAAGAAAGCCCCAGCAACTCACCTAGCTGCTTTTGCATTGTGAAGCCATATGCAAGCATCAGCCTTTGCAGCAGAGCCTGTCCGCCACTCTTTAAGATCTCGTTATAGATGGACTGCTCGCCTGTGAACTTTGCAATTCCAGCCCCCTCATTACTCGCATTTGCAAGCTCACCACTCAGAAGCCAGTCAACATCTTTACCTGTCGAATTGGCGCATTCGTACACATATCTAAAAGGAATGCTATCTCTGGAGAGCCAGTTACTCATTGTTGAGATTGGTATTTTCGTAAGATTTGAGAGCTCAGTGTTACTGGTTACGCCATAGGCCAGCTTCATTCGGTTAAGTATTTCCTTCGGGGTTCCCTTCTCATGTCCCATTTATTTTCACCCTTCCTGCTCTTTTGGGGTTGACCTTACCCACATGAGCAATTAATCTTGCCCATGAATCAACAAATGCACGCCAATGCATCAAAACAACAACTAACCGGAGATAATCACCCATGACTCCACAAATTGCAATCCCGTCAGGCCCCGATCTGATGACGTACGAAGAGTTTGCAGTACAGTACGGCTATTGCGTCCGCACCGTAAAACAAATGGTTGAAGACGGCGATCTTATCCTCATGCCTCGCAAAAAGCCTGGCGGTGCAGCTCGTATCAATATGGTCGCGTTTCGCGCTCGTCTATTGGCTCAGGGGTTGAACTGCAAATACGTTGCTGCATGAGCAACTTGATTATGCAAGTTGAAAAGGACTTATTGCATGTTAGATTTTCGCGTTTCGTCACATACACATTTTGATGATGCTTGCAGAAAGTTCGCTGCAACACACAACGTTAAAGAGCTAGCTGTAAAGGCGGGCATCAAGCCGCACACGCTTTATAACAAACTTAACCCTGAGCAACCGCACCAGTTAACGCCACGTGAAATATGGGCGCTGACTGATCTGACTGAGGACTCAACTCTTGTTGATGGGTTTTTGGCTCAGATTCATTGTCTGCCTTGTGTACCGGTGAACGAGCTGGCACCCGAGAAAATGCAAATTTATGTCATGCGTGCGATGGGTGAACTCGGCGAACTGGCAACCGGTGCCATATCAACGGAACGGCTGACGCCAGCCCGTAAGCACGGAATGATCGAGTGCGTTAATTCTGGCATCAGAATGCTGACGTTAACGGCCATCGCACTGCAAGCACGCGTCCAGGGCAACCCGGCCGTAGCCAGCGCTGTAGATACTGTCAGCGGTATCGGCGCAACCTTCGGGCTGATGTGAGGTGAGCATGAAACATGAACCCTCGTTCGCATCGCTGCTTGTTCGTCAAAGTCCGTCCATGAGCTACGGCCACGGCTGGATCATGGTAAGCGATCGTAAGCGCTGGAATCCCAGCCGCGACCAGTCGGCATTATTAAGTGAACTGCACACTGTGCGCCCCGCGTCGTTTAAGCGTCGGGTTAAAGCTTTTTTGAGGTTGATATGATTAACAACATGTCCGCACCAATCAACGCGGGTGCGATGCCATTTAATAATGCTGGTTGTGCTGATGAGCAGCCGGTGAAGATGTCCGGCGAGGAGTGTTTCGCCCGGTTTCATCAAAAACTAAAAGCAACGCAGAACGGCGCGCTGCGTAATTTCAACAAGCTGAATGATGATTTCAAATTCGTTGTCATGACGCTTGCGAACCGCAACGAGCCAGGCGCATTTAAAAGCGATGAGGTCGGCAGGCCGTTTGAATATTTCGACCAGTCCCGCCGGTTGTTACTGATTAAAGCGATGAATGATATAGCTCGCTGGGGCGAAATTTTACCCCGTCGTTTCTCGCCGCATGAGAGCGTACTACCTGAGTAATTAACCCCAAGCGAAATTAATGGCGTAAACCCGCCGGGCATTCTTTTGCCCAAATTCTGGAGAAATGAATATGCGAAATACCGAAACCCGCAAGTTTAAAGCTGACAACGATGCGCTGACCGTATTGCTGACAGCCGCAAAAAACGAGGAGCGTAAAGACCGCGCCCTCGCCGTTTCAATCCGTCTTGAGTCGCTGGCTATCCACATCACCCAGCAGGGGCTGAACGGCAAAGAAGCCGCCGAGCTGTTGCGCCGTGAAGCGGCCCGCTTTGAAAACGAATCTCAGGAGCTGCACTAATGGCCGACTCAATGGATCTCGCACAGCAGCGCGAACAGGAAAACCGTGAGCGCCACACCCACAAAGCACGTAGCCGTCCGGCTGCGCCTTCTGCGTTTTTCTGCCAGGCGTGCGGCGTCGATATTCCTGCTGCTCGCCGGGCGGTTATTCCGGGCGTGCAGTGCTGCGTCACCTGTCAGGAAATCGCCGAGCTGAAAGGCAAGCACTACAAGGGGGCTGTATGAGCACAATCCTGAAATGGGCGGGCAATAAAACCGCCGTTATGCCGCACTTGAAAAAGTACCTGCCTGCTGGCCCGCGACTGGTTGAACCGTTCGCGGGTTCCTGCGCTGTGATGATGGAAACTGATTATCCCAGCTATCTCGTTGCGGATATCAACCCTGACCTGATTAACATGTATCAGCAGATTAAGGATGATGTGCTCGGCTTTATTCATCTCATTGAGCGCCTGTATGCGGAGCTCAATACCGAAAGCGGCTATTACAAATGCCGTCAGTATTTTAATACTGGTGCACTTAGCCCTATGGATAAAGCGGCATATTTTCTTTATCTGAATCGCCATTGTTACCGTGGGCTGTGTCGTTATAACCGTGCCGGGCATTTCAATGTGCCATACGGTAATTACAAAGAGCCGTACCTCCCGATTTCTGAAATCCGCGCCTTTGCTGAAAAGGCCCAGCGCGCAACGTTCATTTGTGCCGGTTACGAAGACACCCTGGCGCAGTTGCTGCCCGGCGATGTGGTTTACTGCGATCCGCCGTATGACGGTACATTTGCCGGTTACCACACCGCAGGTTTTAGCGAGGATGACCAGTATCGGCTGGCCTCAATTCTGGATCGCCGGTCATCAGAAGGTCATTCGGTTGTTGCCTCCAACAGCGACACGCTTCTGATCGGCTCGCTGTACCGTAATTTCACCCTTCATAAAATTACAGCCGCCCGCAGCATGGGCGTGGCCGCCGGTAAAAGCAAATCTGCCGCTGAGGTTATCGCTGTTTCTAAGTCGTTCTTCTGGACGGGCGTCGATTATGCCGATGCTGTGGACTTCTCTGTGTTTCATGTGGGGCTTGCATGAGTCGGGGCGGTTCCGTGACTAACGTTGTCCATTATCACGGAACACCTGTGTGGGGTGGCGCTGGCGACGTTCATCGAATTGCGGTGAGCGGCGCTGGCGCTTTTGTGTCGTATGCGCGACCCGATCAGCTTGCCGCCTCTTTTCGTCATGCCGCTGCTGTTGCGATAGATAACGGTGCATTTTCCGCATGGAAGCGCGGCCTCGTTATCAACTGGTCCGAGTTTTATGAATGGCTAATCCCTCACTACCACAACCCTAAGTTGAGCTTTTTTGTTATCCCAGACGTGATCGAGGGGGGGGCGAGGCAGATAACGATGCTCTTATCGCCAGTCTGCCTGGCTGCCTTCGTGATAAAGCTGCGCCTGTGTGGCATTTGCATGAATCACTTGATCGCCTGGTTGAGCTGTGCCGGGAATGGCCTCGCGTCTGTTTTGGTTCTTCCGGCGAATATGCCGTTATCCGAACCCAGCTCTGGCACCGCCGTATGAAAGACGCGTTCGAAGCTGTCTACGGTAAACATAATTTCAAAACCATGATTCATGGCCTGCGGATGCTCGATGGCCGGGTGCTGGGTAATTACCCGCTGGCAACTGCTGACAGCACCAACCTTGCCTGTAATGTTCCGAAGTTTGAGGCCAAATATCCTGAACTGACCCGAGCCATCCGTGAAGCTGACTATGCGCAGGGGTTATCTGAGCAGGAACTGATAAATATGATAAAGCGTAACCGGTGCGCAATCCTTAAAAATACGATTGAGGCTGTTCGCCCGCCCGCTGTCTGCAACTGGCTATCCAGACCCGCGCAGCCCCTGCAACTGGCGCTGGAGTTTGCATGAACGGATATGCGCACAGCTGGAATGCTCCACGCGAGGCCATTGCAAGCCCGTACCTCACACACGCAGAACAGCACCGTCGCGATCAGCAGGTTGCAGCGTTGCTGCGTGCGCGCCATGAACTTGAGAGGCAGCCGGATTGTGTGCGTTACGACGTGCGCCGCCGCGCTGATGAGCTGGAGCGTCATCACGGTTTAGAGCGAGCCAATGCCTTCCTGGTGAATTTTACCCGGAAGGCACTGCCGCGCCTTGAGCTGGTTAAAAATAAATACAGCATCGACGAGATCGCATCAGAGGTTTCCGTTGCTACGTTCAGCGGTGATTTTGACGCTGCTGACGTACGCTTTATGGCGTCCCGCCTGGTAAACTTGACGGCCCGCTACAATCGCCTGCCGGATATGTCAAAAGCAGATATCGATCTGCTGGCCGGTGATATCGCGAATTTCATTATTTCCGAACTGGGCACCATCGAGGTGGAAGCCGGCAGCGACCTGAAAATCCTGCACGCCTCCTACCACTGCGCCGCACGCATCACCCGGCATTTCAGAAATGCGCCGCCGCTGTGGGAGCGTATCACCACTAAATTCGTGACAGCTGAGGATGTGGCCCCGGCAACCCTGCGCATGGCCTCAGAAAAATGGTGGCAGGGCCGCCTGCGCCGTGTCGCTGCTGAGTGGCGCGAGCATCTGCAAATTGCCCTTGGCAATGTCAGCAAAACGCGGAAGGCGTACGCAAGCAAAGGTTGCGTAACGGAGTGGCGCGAGCAGAAACGCCGCACGCGTGAATTTCTCAAAGGGATGGAACTGGAAGACGAGGAAGGCAACCGCATCAGTCTGATCGACAAATATGACGGCAGCGTGGCTAATCCGGCGATCCGTCGCTGTGAGCTGATGACCCGCATCCGCGGCTTTGAAAACATCTGCAACGAGCTGGGCTATGTCGGTGAGTTTTACACCCTCACCGCCCCGTCAAAATTCCACGCAACAACCCGCGCCGGTTATCGCAACACCAAATGGAACGGCTCCAGCCCGGCGGACACCCAGCGTTACCTTACCGGGCTGTGGGCCAAAATCCGCGCCAAACTTCACCGCGATGAGATTCGCGTGTTCGGGATCCGAGTGGCCGAGCCTCACCACGATGGTACGCCGCACTGGCATATGCTGATGTTCATGTTGCCGGAAGACGTGACCCGCGTACGAGCCATCATCAGTAAATACGCCTGCAAGGAAGACCGTCAGGAACTGAAAAGCGATAAAGCCCGCAAGGCCCGCTTCCATGCTGAGGCTATCGACCCCGACAAGGGGAGCGCAACTGGCTATGTTGCGAAATACATCAGCAAAAATATCGACGGCTACGCCCTGGACGATGAGCGCGATGACGAGAGCGGCGAAACGCTTAAAGAGACCGCGCCCGCTGTTTCTGCCTGGGCGGCCCGCTGGCACATCCGGCAGTTTCAGTTTGTTGGCGGCGCGCCGGTCACCGTTTACCGCGAGCTGCGTCGAATGGCTGACGCAGAAACGGCGCGCGGCCTGAGTATCGAATTTGCCCTTGTACATGACGCAGCTGACGCAGGCGACTGGGCCGGTTATGTAAACGCCCAGGGCGGCCCGTTCGTACGCCGTGACGATTTGCAGGTGCGCACCTGGTACGAAAGCAGCGATTCGGTCAATGACTACGGCGAGGAAACCGTCCGTGTTAAGGGCGTTTACGACACCGAGGTTGGCGACGGCTCGCCGATCGTGACCCGCGTTGTGCAGTGGAAAATTGTACCGAAGCGGGCCGTTGACCTGGCCGTTGACGTTAAGGGCGCTCCTGCGCCCTCTCGGAGTTCTGTCAATAACTGTACGGGGGATCCGGTGCCGGATCCCGGCATCGATCTCACCAAACCTCTAAACCGACGCGAGCGCAGACAGTTAACGGAGCGTTTGCGGAAGAAAAAAACGGCTACCGGGCAAAAATTCGACCACGTTACAGAGCAGAACGCGGCGGCCATAGCCAGGGCAATTGACGAAATGCACCTTTTAACCGGCGAAACACTCAGCCGGGGAGAGGCGCTGTCGTTAATTTCCGGCGCGGCGCTGTTTATTGGTGGCCGCTGGCGTAGAGGTTCGGCGAGTGGTGATGTGTATGCTGCTAATACGCCAGCCTCAGCTAGGGCGACCAGCATCATGAACAGGGTGCGCCAGCTCGAAAAGGCCGCAAAATAACGCTGCGAATTTACAGGTAAGCGCGGTTAACCATTGTTGCGCTTAACAATTTCCCTCAGACATATCCGATTGAAAGATAAAAAAACATTTCACTTCCCAAAGTTTTTTATATACTGTGAATATATACAGTATTGTTGTGAGGGGGGGATTATGATTCTGGAAGATTCAAGTCGTGCGCATAAGTGGGCCTGCGTGCAGTTCATTGCCGAAGTATCGTTGTTAGCCAATTGCAAACCGTCCGATCTAAAGTTGGCGCTGAGCCTTATCGCCGATTTAGCTCATCAAGAAAATGAAGAAACGGAAAGCAATATTTTTTACGAAGCAAAATGAGATAAGCCCATGAATAACAAAACTTAAGTTTTGATTTTCATGGGGTTGAACAACGAGCGAAGCGAGGCGTTAGTTATGGGATTTCCTAGCCCGGCACAGGACTATGTAGAGACTGTCCTGACTCCAAACAGCTTATGCGGCATCACAGCTAACAGTCGTATTATTGAAACATCAGCAGGTTATGCGGTGATTAACCCCGCATTAAAATGCCCGCCTGGTGCGGACGTTCTGATCCAGGCATTCGGGCGTACGCATTTCGCAAAAGTTGCCGGTCACTCTTTTATAACATCCGACGGCGAAGCGCTGGAAGGTGAAGCACTGGACGATGTGGTTGTTTTAGGCAGGGTTACGCACCTCATCAACCGCACAATCAGCGATGATAACTGCCCTGTGATCTGATGGTTTTATCATTGCCGCGCCGTTCACGCGGTTGTGCATGTCTATGGTGCATGAAAATGAAGGATCGTTAGAGGATCGTTTATGCCCCGGCCCGCCAGTTCTGACGGGCTTTTTCATATCTCATGCACCTGCATGAAAACTATTACATAAAGCGCGCAGGCGTGGCGGGGCTACGAGCGCGCGCTTTGAGGTTAAAGCGGGGTCAGAAGGCCATTTTTGACCCCGGCAGGCATGCCGGGAAGGGGGCAATTCGTGCGCGTGCGGGCCGCTGTGGGTTGCAGCGAAGCGAAGCGCTGCGGAGGAGATGCCAAAAATAGAGTCGCTCAGAGGGCCTTAGAAGCGTGCTGAGTGGGTCAGCACCTGAGGAGGCAGGTCGTTTAAGGATTGAAAGCCAAAAAAAACCGCCCTGACGGGCGGTCTGCTGGGTTAGCTGGCGCTGTCGTCTCCCAGGTCCAGGCTGTACGGTTCCCAGCGGATCACCTGCTCCCCGATCCAGTCGTTCAGCTCTTCCATGCGCTTCTGCAATGGCAGCAGCTCGTTACGAACAAAGACGCGGGCGGCCTTCTCCACATCACCAAACCCGCCGGTGTTAGTCGGAATAATACCCATCAGCTGCGGCGGCACACGATGGGCGGCCAGCATGTCATCGCGGCTTACGTTCTTGATGTTCAGAAACTCATCCTTTGCCGCAACTTCTGACAGCGGGATGATCTGAATGCCGTCTTTCTTCCCGTTCGGGCTGTACATAAACAGGTTGCGGAAGTTGCCCGGCCCTTTCGATTTTTTCAGCGCCTCGCGGATATTATCCACGTCCTGCTGGTTAGCCGCGGGATCTGACATGTACATGATAAAGCCCGCGTGGCTTCCGTTCAGGTAATATTTCCGGCGGAACATGGTCGCGGACTCGTTCAGCAGTGTGGACGGGATGGCGGACAGGTAATCCGGCAGGCCGTAAATCTCCTGGTTCAGATCAGCCTCCATCAGGTGAAAAACCCGGCCCGGCGCAAACTCATAGGGCTGCTTCTGGTAGCCGTACTGCACAAACCAGTAATGATCCGGGTCAATGCCGCGCCGGGTAAACTTGGCAAGCGAAGCCTCAAGCGTCAGCGTGTCGCCTAACCGGTTCACCCGCTTTTCAAGGTAGGCGTTACCAAAGACAAGAAAATCCTGGACGAAACGGCCAAATGCCTGCTTGGACAGCAGGCGGTGCGGCTTAAAAGTGCTGACCAGAATGTTACGTTTCACCTGTATTGCGCTGCTGTGATGGACTGCTGCGCGGTACGTTCGCGCCAGCCCGTCCAGGCTGATGGGCGGCTCGTACCACCTGTCGACCTGAACGCATTCCAGATAGTCCAGCAGTTCGCGGCGATCGAGCACTGGCACGGGGTCCCCGAATGAAAACGCCTCGGCATGAGCGCCGCCGGGCTGCTCGGTCATGGTCTGCGCGGCAGACTGGCGGTGCAGCTCCTGCGCGCGGGGCTTACGTTTACCCATCAGTAAATCTCCACAATAGTGCTGTTATTCGCCGTTGCGCCTTCCAGCGGTTCGTTAAAGAGTGCGTGCATGGTTGCCCAGGCCAGGTCTGCATGGCTGGCTTCCTCGCTGCGGCTGGCCTCATACGTTGGCCGGTTTCCGCTGGCCGTGGTGCTTTTGCGGATCGCCATGAATGACTGGGCTACGTCGGTCATGCCCGCGTCAAACTCCAGACGGCGACTCGCGATGATGTCGTAGGCTTTGAGCACCAGGGCATTCTTGACGTTGGGGTTGTAGACAAACTCACGGACACCGGGATAGAACGCCTTCACGTTCTCATAGACGCCGTGGCCCACGCCGGTCGAGTCGATGCCGATATAGGTCACGTTAAACTGCAGGGTAAGCTGCCGGATGGCTTCTGCCTGGGCGCGGAAGTCCATCCCGCGCCACTGGTAGCGCTGCAGGATGCGGAACTTGCCGCCCGGCACCAGAGGGGGCGCGATCACCACGCACCCGGCGCTGTCGCCGTTCGTTGTCCCTTTCGCCGGGTCATAGCCGATCCATACCGGGCGGTTAGCGAATGGGCGAATCATCAGCGGCTCAAAGTCGTCCCAGACTTCCCAGCTGTCCACCATGCAGCCCTGCATAAGGGCCAGATTGAATACAGACGCCAGATCGTCCATAAACACGCACATCAGCAGGTTCTGGTAATCTTCCGGGCTGTAGCGCTGGCGCAGCTGCTCCAGGTCGAAAAGGTCACAGCCACCGCGCACCGCATCTTCCACGGTGATGATCTGGCGATACTGGCCGTCAGCACAGAGTGCGCCCCGCGCCAGATGGCTGTGGGAGAGGTCGATCTCTATCCTGTCGTGCTTTGTCCGGCCCTTGTTAAACTGTGCACCGGACCAGAACGGATAGGCGCTGTGCGTCAGGCTGGACGGCGTGGAGAAGTAGGTTTCACGCCATTTTTTATGCAGCGCCATACCGGACGCCACTTTCTGCAGCTCCTGGAATTTTGGTATCCAGAAATATTCGTCCAGATAGAGGTTTCCGTGATAGCTCTGCGCGGTCCGGGCGTTGGTTCCGAGGAAATACAGCGTCGCCCCGTTCGGCAGTACCATCGGATCGCCGCGCAGCTCTACATCTACCTCTTTCGCAAACTCAACAATGTACTGCTTGAAAACGTGAGCCTGGGCTTTACTCGCTGAGAGGAAAATCTGGTTGCGGCCGGTGATGAGCGCATCAATCAGTGCCTCACGGGCAAAAAAGAACGTCGCCCCGATCTGGCGTGATTTCAGCAGGTTCCTGACGGCGTATTTATTCCCGGCTTCCCACCACTGGCGCTGGTAGTCGAACATGGTGGAGTGGAAAATTTCTTCCAGCTTCTCGATCTGGTTATCGCTGAAAACATTTTTCTCTGGCGGCCTGCGCGGGCCTTTGTTGCGGTTGGCTACCTTAGGATTGAGGTCGGCTTCGTTACCGCCGTCGTTAAATTTCCCGATCCGGGCGTGGCGTTCTGCCTGACGGGCCAGCAGGTCAATTTCCTTAAAATCTCGCCCCTCCTTTGCGGGCTTCATGATGAGCTGGCAATAGCGCGCCGCCGTGGTCAGCTGCATCTGATCCAAGGGGCCGATTTCGCTCCACTTGTCGCGCTTTTTCCAGCTGTGAACGGTTGCGGGTTTCTCTCCCAGCATTTCAGCAATGCGGGCGATGCGTATACCGCTGAAATACAGAAACATCGCCTGTTTTCGCGGGTCGAGGTCCGGGTTAATCGTCGTCATGTTCATGGCGTCAGACTACGGCCCCGCGTTCACCTGCGCCGCTTCGCCCTGTTGTGCCATTTTTCCCACAATGGCCGCGCGTTGTTTCTCCCTCCCCTGAAACGCAAACATAAAGCCTCTCGACACGTCCAGAACAACCGGAGCCGGACAGATGGCAAAAAAATCAAAGCGTTTTCGTATTGGGGTGGAAGGTGCCACCACTGACGGGCGCACCATTGATCGCGTATGGCTGACCCAGATGGCAGCGAATTACAGCCAGCAGGTCTACACCGCTGTAGTCAATATGGAGCACATCAAGGGCTATACGCCTGACAGCGCTTTCCGCCGTTTCGGCATCGTGGAAGCGCTGGAAGCGGAGGAAATTAGTGAAGGTCCGCTGAAAGGCAAGATGGCGTTATACGCCTGGATTGTCCCGACCGACGAGCTGGTTTCCATGACCGCGAAGCTGCAGAAACTCTTCACCTCAATGGAGGTAAACCCGAAATTTTCCGACACCGGGGAAGCCTATCTGGTCGGCCTGGCTGTCACTGACGATCCGGCCAGCCTGGGCACGGAAATGCTGCAGTTCAGCGCCAGCGCTGAGGCTAATCCGCTGGCGCGTCGCAAACAGGATCGCGACAACCTTTTCACCGCTGCCGAAGAAACTCTCTTCGAATTTGAAGACCTGCCGGAAGAAAAGCCGAGCTTTTTCGCCAGCATCAAGGCGCTGCTTTCCCGTAAATCCGCTGACGACGCCGCCCGTTTTGCTGATGTGCATCAGGCCGTTGAAGAGGTCGCGGGAGCGCACCAGTCGCTGTCTGAATCTGTCGCTGAGTTCGGACAAAGCCTCGGCGATCTGAAACGTGATTTTTCACAGCGCCTTGATGGCATGCAGCAAAAGCTGTCCACGGCAGAAACGGAGCTTTCTACCCTGCGCGAGAAGTTATCCGAGGAAGACAGCCGCAGCGATCGCCGTCCGTTCTCTTCCGGCGGTAACGGCAGTTCAGAACAATTAACCACCTGCTGACGGAGCACAAAACCCGATGAAAAAGAAAACCCGCTTTGCCTTTAACGCTTACCTGCAGCAGCTGGCGAAGCTTAACGGAATCGACGTAGGCGATATTGGCTCTAAGTACACCGCTGAGCCATCGATCGCGCAGACGCTGGAAACTAAAATCCAGGAGTCGTCCGCGTTCCTGACGCGTATCAATATCGTGCCGGTGGATGAGCAGTCCGGTGAGCGTCTGGGTCTGGGCATCGGCTCGACGGTGGCCGGAACCACGGACACTACCAAAAAAGAGCGCGAGCCGACCGATCCGACCTATATCGACGGCGAAGGCTACAAGTGCACCCAGACTAACTTTGATACCGCTCTGGGCTATGAAAAGCTGGACCTGTGGGCGAAGTTTGAAGACTTCCAGATCCGCATCCGTGACGCGATTATCAAGCGTCAGGCGCTTGACCGCATCATGATCGGCTTTAACGGTGAGCGCCGGGAAAAGACCTCTGATCGCCTGACCTATCCACTCTTGCAGGACGTGAATATCGGCTGGCTGGAGAAAATCCGCCGTGAAGCGCCGGTGCGCGTACTGAACCGGATTGTGGGCAGCGATGGCACCGTTATTTCTCAGACGGTGCGTATCGGCAAGGGCGGCGATTTTAAAAATCTCGACGCACTGGTTATGGGCGCGGTCAGCGAGAAAATCGAGCCGTGGTACCAGGACGATACTGAGCTGGTCGTTATCTGTGGCCGTTCGCTGATGGCCGATAAATATTTCCCTATCGTCAACCGTGACCAGCCTAACAGCGAGGCGCTGGCCGCCGATCTGATTATCAGCCAGAAGCGTATCGGCGGCCTGCCCGCTGTGCAGGCTCCTTTCTTCCCGGCTAACGCCATCCTGATCACCCGTCTGGATAACCTGTCGATTTACTGGCAGGACGGCACCCGCCGCCGCGCGGTTATCGATAATCCGAAGCGCGATCGCATTGAAAACTTCGAATCTGTCAACGAGGCGTACGTGATTGAGGATTACGACTGCGTGGCGCTGATTGAAAACATCGAGGTGCTGGAAAACGAAGACGCACCGGCGCAGCAGACTGCAGCGGCGGATATGTCAGATGAGCAACTTGCGCGCATCGTGGCAATGGCGGCGACCGTCGTGCAGAGCATGAACGCATCGACAGCACCGCAGGCGGCTGAGGATCCGGCAGGCGGCGGGGCATAACCATGAACCCATTCCGCGCACATACGCGCTTTGTCCAGGCACAGGAGGCCGCCCGTCCGGGCGGCAGTGCTGCCGGGGCCAGCGGCTATGAAAAAATGCTGATGCAGCTCGGCGAGCACATGCGCCGCCTGAAAACGGTGCAGGGAACGGAACGCAAGATTGCCCTGAAACGTGAGTTTCTGCCTGTCTATGACGCCTGGATTGCCGGGGTGCTGGCGGCGGACTCTGCACGGCAGGACGATGTGGCGATGTTCGTTCTGATCTGGCGCATCGATACCGGTAATTACACCGGTGCGATGGAGATTGCCCGCCACGCCCTGCGGCATGGCTGGGTACTGCCGCAGCGATTCAACCGCACCACGGCGACTGCCATTGCAGAAGAGTTTGCCGATGCCGCTATGCGGGCGTTTGCAGGAGGTGAAACGTTCAGCGCTGCCCTGTTGACGCAGGCGCTGGAGCTGGTTGAGCCGCACGACATGCCGGATCAGTCCCGCGCCCGGATTTACAAGGCGCTGGGGTTTGCCCTGCGTGACAACGATCAGGCCGTCGCGGCGCTGAATCACCTTAAGCGTGCCCTGCAGCTGGATATGAACTGCGGCGTGAAAACAGAAATTAAGCAGCTGGAAGCCCGGCTGAAAAAAGCCGTCAACGGCGGCTAACCGAACGTGCCCACGCGCGGGGCGGCACGGGGTGGCGACAGGCTATAGGCCGCATCAAAACCCCGTCCACCGCCCACCCATCAGGGAGTAGTGAATGAACATGAAATTTGTTTCGCCGGAGCCGGTGAAAGAAAGCGCGCAGGACATTATCCAGAACACCTTTTTTTGGCCCGATCTCGATCTGGCAGAGTGCCGTCGTGAAATGCGCCTAGACGGAACGGTAACAACGGAGCGGCTGAGGCAGCAGGCACTGACCGCCGTTTCTGAGGTAAACGCGGAGCTGTTCAGTTTTCGCCAGAAACAAATGGACCGGGGCTGTGCTGTCCTGGCTGATGTTCCGGCGGAAAAAATCGATGGTGAAAGCGAGCGCGTGCAGCTGTACCGCCGCGCTGTCTGGTGCTGGACAAAGGCGCTGACGGTTGAGAAGTACCGGGATTTTGACAGCACGGCGGAAGGGAACAAAAAGGCGGACGAAATGGAAAGCGGCCTGGGTGAGTTGTGGCGCGATGCACGCTGGGCGATCGCCCGTCTGCAGGACCTGCCACACATGACGGTGGAGCTGATCTGATGAAAGTCCGGGCGCAGCAGTATGACACGGTAGACGCGATTTGCTGGCGTCACTACGGGCGTACGCTGGGTATGACAGAAGCGGTGCTGGCCGCCAATCCGGGGCTGGCCGCTGTTGGCCCCGTTCTGCCGCACGGTTTAGAGGTGGAGCTGCCTGAGCTGGTCAGCAGCCCCACGGCGCAGACCGTGCAGCTCTGGGAGTGAATATGACTATCGAACGGGTAACAGCGGCCATGACCTACTGGATAGCGGTTTTCCTCGCCTGGCTGGGTAACTGGGATATCCAGGACGTGGGAACCGTATTCGGAATGGTGCTGGGTACGGCGGCGCTGGGGATCACATGGTATTACCGGCGCAAGGCGTTTCAGTTGCTTGAGGCCGGAAAAATCAGCCGGGAGGCTTATGAGCGCGTCAATCGTTAAGCGTTGCCTGATTGGTGTGGTGCTGGCGATCGCTGCCACGCTGCCACAGTTTGAGCTGCTGAAAACCTCCCCGCAGGGTCTGCAGCTGATTGCAGATTATGAGGGCTGTCGCCTGACGCCGTACCAGTGCGACGCCGGGGTGTGGACTAACGGGATCGGGCATACCGCCGGAGTGGTGCCAGGCAAAACCATCAACGAGCACCAGGCGGCCAGCAACCTGATCGGCGATGTGCTCAACGTTGAGCGCAGGCTGGCAGTCTGTGTGCCGGTAGCCATGCCGCAGCAGGTTTATGACAGCCTTGTGAGCCTGGCGTTTAACGTCGGTACGGGTGCGGTGTGTAAATCAACAATGGCGGCGTTCATTAGGCGCGGTCAATGGCTGCAGGCGTGCAATCAGCTTCCACGCTGGGTGTACGTCAGCGGAATAAAAAACAGCGGGCTGGAAAACCGCCGCGCGCGGGAACTGGCATGGTGCGTAAAAGGGGTGACACTGTGAAAACCAAACTGATTGCATGGGTGGTTCATGTTCTGTTTCTGGGAGCACTGGCATGGGGGCTTTTTCAACCGGAGAGCGTGGTAATGAGTGCGGCGGCCTGCTTCGTTTACTTACGGTCGCTTGCCTCCGCCGGTCTGCTGATGCTTGGCCTTTTCGGCTATGTCATTTATGCGTTCTGTGAGCGCGACGTGGTCAGGCCAGGCAGCGAATCAATGCCGCCAATCCTCTGCAAAATGTTCGGACTGGATAAGCCGTCGTCGGGCTGGGCGGAGGTAAGGTGGGTTAACAATCTTGTGTTTGTAGTCGCGGCCCTGCTCCAATCCGGCTGGTTTGCAACCGCAGTCGTTTACCTGATTAGCGTGGTCCTGGTCAGCTGTATGCGCTGGATGCTGGCTGAGCTGCTGAAAGACTGGCGTGAAGGTGCGCAACCATGCCCCGCAGCGTAACGATCACCGGTGTGTTGTTACTGGCCCTGACGCTTTGGCTGGGCTGGCAGTTACGGGAGGCCCGGCGGGATATCAGCGACAGGGATCGTGATATTGCCGGGCTAAATGTGGATCTGGGCCGCGCCCGTAGCCAGCTGGCTGCGGTTGACCTGATGGCCAGGGCAAACGACAGCTTTCAGCTGGCCTATCAGCAGGAACAGGATGCAATCACTCTCGCTGCAGTGGCGCGGGCTGAACAGATTAAGAGGCTGACCAATGAAAACCCTGACGTTAAAAAGTGGGCTGACACTCCTTTGCCTGCTGATGTTATCCGGCTGCAACAGCGCCCGGCAATTACCGGAGCGGCCGGTTATCGCGCTTTCCTGTCCGAAGGTGACGCGCTGCCAGCTGCCAGCGAGCGGGCCGACCAATAACGGCGAGCTGCTTGCCGCTAAAGAGGCGGCGGAAACGGGCTGGGCGCAGTGTGCGGCCAGGGTGGATATGATTGTTGACTGTCAGGAAAACCATGAACAAACCCTCATCCCTGCGATCGGCGCTGAATAGCATCCCTTACCTGAGTGCTAACCCGGACGCGCTGCATCTGTTCGTTGACGACGGAAAGGTTGTGAGCACAGGCGTGCCGGGGCTTGGCTGGGAGTATCAGTACACACTGAATATGGTCGTTACTGATTTCAGTGGCGATCAGAACCTGCTGACGGCGGTGGTGCTGCAGTGGCTGACGGAAAACCAGCCGGACGCCCTGCATAACCCGGAGCTGCGCGAACGGCTGTTTCGTTTTGAGGTGGAAATACTGAAAAACGATCTGGTTGATATCAGCATTTATCTGGCTCTGACGGAGCGTGTGCTGGTTACGGTCCGTGATGGTGTGGCAACGGTGGAGGCAGTGGCGGAGCCGGACGGCCCTGCCAGCCACGATGAGCACTGGTTAGCGCATCATGGCTGAGCTGAAACAGATGGATGACTGGCTGAACGCACTGATTAGCCAGCTGGGAACGGCGCAGCGGCGAAAGCTGATGCGTGATGTGGCCGTGCAGCTGCGACAGCAGCAGCAGCAAAATATAAAGCTGCAGCGCAACCCGGACGGCAGCGCCTACGAACCCCGGAAAGCGAAAGGCCGGGCGAAGTCGGGCCGCATCCGTCGGCAGATGTTCAGCAAGCTGCGGACAGCCCGCTACCTCAAAACCCGGACCACAAACGACGCTGCAGAGGTGGCCTTTGAAGGCAGGGTGCAGCGTATAGCCCGCGTCCATCACTATGGCCTGCGCGATCGTGTCAGGAAGTACGGGCCCGAAGTTACCTATGCCCGCCGTGAACTGCTCGGCATAACCGACGCATCTGAAGAGATGGTGCGCGATCTCATCATGGAACACCTGTCCCGCTGACGGCACATTGTCTGGCGCATCGCACAACGCCCGCGACTCATCACCCGGCGGCAAAAATGGAAAACTGACCCCATGAAAAATCCCGAATTTAACCTTGCTGAGCTGTACCGCCTGCTGCTGAACCTGGTCAGAACCGGGGTGGTGATCGAGGTGGACGCTGAAAACTGGCAGTGCCGCGTGCAGACCGGCGAACTGCAGACGACGTGGCTTAACTGGCTGACGATGCGCGCTGGCCGGTCCAGAACATGGTGGCGGCCGTCCGTGGGTGAGCAGGTTGTTTTGCTGTCCATCGGCGGCGATCTCACCACGGCGTTTGTGTTACCGGCGATTTACTCAAACGACAACCCGCCGCCCTCTGTATCAGAGGATGCACAGGTAACGACGTTCCCGGACGGCGGCTGGATTGAGTACGAGCCGGAAACCGGGCGCTACCTGCTAAAAGCCGGGGCAAAGATTGTTTTAGAAGCACCGGAAAGCATCCAGGTAAAAACGGGTGAGTTTGTCGTTGAAGCCGCCCGGACGAGTATCAACAGCGAGGTCGTGATCAACGGTGAGGTTACGCAGTCCGGCGGGGCGATGAGTTCAAACGGCGTTGTAGTGCACAGCCACAAACACAACGGCGTTCAGAGTGGCGGCAGTTTAACGGGAGGGCCAGCTTGATGATGTATCTGGGTATGAACGCGCAGACAGGCGGCGCGCTGACGGACGTTGAGCACATCCGTCAGTCTGTGCGCGATATTCTGGTGACGCCGGTTGGTTCGCGTCTGGCGCGCCGGGAATATGGCTCGCTGATGGCTGAACTGATAGACCAGCCGCAGAACGCCGTTACCCGGCTGCAGGTTATGGCGGCAACATACAGCGCCCTGTGCCGCTGGGAACCGCGTATCAGGCTGACGGGCGTGACTACGGAAACGAGCATGGACGGCAAAATGGTTGTTAACCTGACGGGCTACCGTGCAGATAACGCCCCTCTCAGCCTCTCGGTAGACGTGGGGGCTGTCGTATGAGTTCCGTCGATCTCTCCCAGCTTCCCGCCCCGGAAATTGTTGATGTGCCGGATTTTGAAACCCTGCTGGCCGTGCGTAAGGCGGCGTTTATCGCCCTTTATCCGGCTGACGAACAGGACGCCGTGCGGCGCACGCTGGCGCTGGAGTCCGATCCGGTGGTGAAGCTGCTGCAGGAAAATACCTACCGGGAAATTCTCTTACGCCAGCGCATCAACGAGGCCGCCCAGGCTGTCATGGTGGCCTATGCGCTTGGCAGCGATCTGGATCAGCTGGCAGCTAACTATGGCGTCGGGCGTATGGTCGTCACGCCTGCAGATGATAACGCCGTGCCGCCGGTTGCGGCGGCGATGGAAACCGACGACGAGTTACGGCTGCGTGTACCGCAGGCATTTGAGGGCCTGTCCGTGGCCGGACCTACAGCGGCTTATGAGTTTCATGCGCGCAGCGCAGACGGGCGAGTTGCTGATGTGTCGGCAACCAGCCCCACCCCTGCAACGGTGGTTATCACTGTGCTGAGCCGCGACGGGAACGGCGCTGCACCTGCCGATCTGCTGGCCGTCGTGGATGCGGCGCTGAACGATGAAAGTATTCGACCCGTGGCGGACCGCGTGACGGTGCAGAGTGCGGCGATCGTGCCCTATGAGATTAACGCCACGCTGTATTTCTATCCCGGACCAGAAGCGGAGCCAATTCTTGCGGCCGCGCGCGCGCGGCTTGAAAAGTATATCGCCAGCCAGACACGGCTGGGCCGTGATATCCGGCGCAGCGCTATCTTTGCTGCCCTGCACGTCGAGGGTGTACAGCGCGTGGAGCTGGCAAGCCCGGCGCAGGATGTGGTGCTGGATAAAACGCAGGCCGCATGGTGCGAAAGCTGGTCTGTGCTGAAAGGTGGTACGGATGAATAGCCTGTTACCGCCGGGGTCGTCCGCGCTGGAGCGCCGCCTTGCCGCCGCGTGCAGTGATATCACCGGGCTGAATGTGCCGCTGCGTGACCTGTGGAACCCTGCCACGTGCCCGGTAAAGTTTCTGCCTTATCTGGCCTGGGCGTTCTCTGTTGACCGCTGGGACGAAAGCTGGGTGGAGGACGTGAAAAGGCAGGTAGTCCGGGATGCATTTTTTATTCATCAGCATAAAGGAACTATCAGCGCTGTGCGCCGGGCTGTGCAACCGTTCGGTTTCCTGATCCGTGTTATCGAATGGTGGAAAACCGGAGAGGCGCCGGGCACGTTCCGGCTGGATATTGGCGTGCAGGACCAGGGCATAACGGAAGAAACCTATCTGGAGCTGGAGCGGCTGATTAGTGATGCCAAACCGTGCAGTCGTCATCTGGTGGGGATGTCCATAAACCTTCAGACCAGCGGTGATCTTTGGGTGGGCGCTGCCACCTATACGGGCGAAGAAATCACGGTTTATCCGTACATCAACGAAACCATTATTTCCGGCGGTACCGCCTATGAGGGCGGTGCGGTCCATGTTATTGATACTGTGAGAGTGAATTCATGAGCGCAAAATTTTATACCCTGCTGACGGAGATCGGCGCGGCGAAACTGGCAAGCGCCGCCGCGCTCGGTGTCCCGCTGAAAATTACTAAGATGGCGGTGGGAGATGGCGGCGGCGTGCTGCCGACCCCGGACGCAAAACAAACGGTCCTGGTTAATGAAAAACGCCGCGCTGACCTCAACATGTTGTATATCGACCCGCAGAACAGCAGTCAGATTATTGCTGAGCAGGTGATCCCCGAAACGGAGGGCGGGTGGTGGATTCGAGAGGTTGGGCTTTTCGATGACACCGGTGCGCTGATTGCCCTCGGTAACTGCCCGGAGAGTTACAAGCCGCAGCTGGCTGAGGGAAGCGGCCGCACACAGACGGTGCGCATGGTGCTTATCACAAGTAGCACTGAAAACGTCACCCTGAAAATTGATCCGGCAGTAGTGCTGGCAACCCGCAAATATGTGGATGACAAGGTGCTGGAGCTAAAGGTGTATGTAGATGACCTGATGGCAAAACACCTTGCTGCAGTGGACCCTCACACTCAGTATGCGCCAAAAGAAAGCCCTACGCTGACCGGCACGCCGAAAGCGCCAACTGCAGCGGCAGGAAATAACTCAACCCAGATTGCTAATACGGCCTTTGTGCAGGCGCTGGTAACGGCGTTAAACAATGCGCTGGCGCTTAAGGCCCCTCTGGCAAGTCCTGGCCTGACCGGAACGCCAACAGCACCGACAGCTGTGCAAACTGCCAATAATACCCAGATTGCTACCACGGCGTTTGTAAAATCAGCTATTGCTGCACTGGTCGCATCATCTCCGGCGGCACTGGATACCCTCAGCGAGCTGGCGGCGGCCCTGGGTAACGATCCAAATTTCTCTACCACCGTACTGAATGCGCTGGCTGGTAAACAGGCAGCAGACGCAACACTGACCGCGCTGGCTGGCTTGCTAACGGGCGCTAATAAGCTTCCGTATTTTACTGGTGTGGACACTGTAGCCCAGACCGATTTAACCCAGACAGGCAGGGATATCATCGGCAAGGGCGGCATTGCTGACGTTCTCGAATACCTTGGTTTAGGAGGAGCTAAATTTGTAACGAGTCGAGGCAGGAACGCAAACGGTGTATGGGTGATATGGTCTGATGGTGCCATTGAGATGATGGGATCTGGTGTAGCCATAGATAATGGCTTAGCCACAGTTAATTACCCCATAGAGTTACCTGATTTGACGCGTTATATCAGCATCGCTGAGCGCCTTTCTGGGGATCCTGGTGCTACGGTCAATCTTGCTCATACATCTATGGTCATTGATCCATTAACAACAAAAGCTGGCTTCAAAGCCCGTTGCACTATGTCCGCAACGGGTAGTCCATCAAATTCAGGTTTCTCCTGGAGAGTTTATTATGCGCCTGTTTAATCCGATAACGTTGACCGAAGTTATTCCAGGCTTTCATGACATCACTGATGCAACTGAACTGCCGGATGATAACTGGTTTTTCAAAACAACTGAAATACCTGCAGGAAAAATGCTCGCCGCCAATGAGAAAGGCGAGCCTGTTTTGATTGATGTTACTGTAAGGGAGAAATAGGCCTGTCGATATCTGGCGCTCTGGAAGTACTTACAGCCTCCAGGGCATTGGATAGTGGCTGGCCTGCGCAACCAGAATCATGATGATCGCCCCGCAATGCGGGGCTTTTTTCTGTCTTCTGGTAACGGCACGCACGGTTAATTCTGACCGTGCCGGCCATCAACCGTAGCACGGTCAGAAGTGACAATACCCGATACAATCTTTACGCGTTTTTCCTCCTGCTGTTGTGCGAAACACCATACAACCCCCCCCGACTGACCTGACGGCGCGATGCCTGCAACATGGTCCTGACCCATTCTCTGGAGAAACTTTATGGCTCAGGATTCATATCATCACGGCGTCCGCGTGCAGGAGATTAACGAAGGCACGCGCACGATCAGCACTGTCAGCACGGCTATTGTCGGGATGGTCTGTACAGCAGACGACGCTGACCCCGCCGCGTTTCCGCTGAATAAGCCCGTTCTGTTAACTGACGTACTGACGGCCAGCGGCAAGGCAGGCGAAAGCGGCACGCTGGCCCGCGCGCTGGACGCTATCGGCGATCAGTCAAAGCCGGTAACGGTCGTTGTCCGCGTCCCCCAGGGCGAAACAGAAGCGGAAACCACCTCTAACATTATCGGCGGCGTGACCGCAGAGGGCCGCCGTACTGGCATGAAAGCCCTGTTGGCTGCACAAAGCCAGCTTGGCGTTAAGCCCCGCATTCTCGGCGTGCCGGGCCATGACACTAAAGCGGTCGCCACGGAGCTGCTGAGCGTGGCGCAGTCCCTGCGCGGCTTTGCCTACCTCACTGCATACGGCTGCAAAACCATCGAAGAGGCGATTGCCTATCGCGCCAATTTCAGCCAGCGCGAGGGAATGCTGATCTGGCCTGATTTTGTCAGCTGGGACACCACCACGAACGCAGAGGCGACGGCATACGCCACCGCCCGCGCCCTCGGCCTGCGCGCCAAAATCGACAACGATACGGGCTGGCACAAATCCCTGTCTAACGTTGGCGTAAATGGCGTGACGGGTATTTCTGCGGACGTGTTCTGGGATCTGCAGGACCCGGCAACCGATGCGGGCCTGCTGAACCAGAACGATATCACCACGCTGATCCGCCGTGATGGTTTCCGCTTCTGGGGTTCCCGCTGTCTGAGCGACGATCCGCTTTTCGCGTTTGAGAACTACACCCGCACCGCCCAGGTGCTGATGGACACAATGGCAGAAGGCCAGATGTGGGCGGTAGATAAGCCGCTGACCCCTTCACTGGCCCGCGACATTATCGAAGGTATCCGCGCCAAAATTCGCAACCTGGTGAATCAGGGTTATCTGCTCGGCGGCGATTGCTGGCTGGATGATTCGGTGAACGATAAAGACACCCTCAAGGCCGGTCAGCTGATGCTGGACTATGACTACACGCCAGTCCCGCCGCTGGAAAACCTGATGCTGCGCCAGCGCATCACCGATCGTTATCTGATGGACTTTTCAAGCCAGGTAAAAGGCTAAGGGGAAAAAATGGCACTGCCACGCAAACTTAAATACCTGAACCTGTTTAACGACGGGGAAAACTACATGGGTCTTGTGGAGTCCCTGACCCTGCCGAAATTCACGCAGAAGTTTGAAAAATACCGTGGCGGCGGTATGCCGGGCGCGGTGGATGTCAACATGGGCCTGGACGATGGCGCGCTTGATACTGAGTTTGAGATCGGGGGCACTGAGGCCCTGCTCTTTAAACAGCTGAAAGCAACCACTGTCGACGGCGTGCAGCTGCGCTTCGCAGAGTCCATCCAGCGCGATGATACCGGTGAAGTGCAGGCGGTGGAGCTGGTTGTACGTGGCCGCCACAAGGAGCTGGATTCCGGCACGCATAAGCAGGGCGACAGCAGCACCACAAAAGTCAGCAGCACCAACAGTTACGCAAAGCTGAGTATCAATGGCGAGGTCATCTATGAAGTGGACCTGGTGAACATGGTGCACATCGTGGACGGCGTGGATCTGATGGAAGCGCACCGCGCCGCCATCGGCCTGTAATGTATGGCGCGGGTAGCCGCGCCTTCTCTTAACTCTTTTTTAACGCGGACTCATCATGAAAAACGAAAAAAACGAACTGCCAGAAAACGCACAGCCTGAAATTAAAAACGAAGCCACCGTAACGCTGGATGCGCCGGTTGTGCGCGGCAAGTCGGAAATTACAGAAATCGTTGTGCGTAAACCTAATTCCGGGGCGCTGCGTGGCGCACGTCTGCAGGCGCTGATGGATATGGATGTGGATTCGATGATGCTGGTACTCCCCCGCGTCACCACCCCGGCGCTGACCCGTGCAGAGGTAATGATGCTGGAGCCGGGCGATCTGCTGCAGCTGTCGCTGGAGCTGGTCAGTTTTTTGTTGCCGAAGTCGGCGATGTCAGCTTTCCCGCAGAGCTGACCATAGAGGACCTGGTGGCGGATATCGCCACCGTGTTTCACTGGCCGCCCTCCGCCACGGCTGATATGACGCTGACGGAACTTCTGGAGTGGCGGCACAAAGCCATTTTGAGAAGCGGGGCATCAGATGAGTGATCGTAACCTGCGCCTGCAGGTTGTTTTAAACGCGGTGGACAAGCTCACCCGTCCTTTCAAACAGGCGCGCGCCAGCACTCAGGAGCTGGCCGCCGCCGTCAAAAAATCCCGCGACGCCCTCAAACAAATTAACCAGACCAGCTCGCAGCTGGACGGATACCGCAAGCTGCAGGCAGAGAGCCAGAAGCTGGGCGATCGGCTGAGCTATGCCCGTCAGCGCGCCAGCATGCTGAGCAATGAGCTGGGCCAGATGGGGCCGCCGTCACAGCGGCAGATTGTGGCGCTTGAACGCCAGCGGCTGGCAGTACAGCGGCTTGAAGAGCGCCACGGCAGGCTGCAGCAAAAAGCCGGGCAGGTTCGCGCAGAACTGTACCGGGTCGGGATATCTGCTAACGACGGGGCCAGCGCCACGGCACGCATTACCCGCGAAACCGAAAAATATAACCGCCAGCTGGCTGATCAGGAAGCCCGGCTGCGGCGCGTTGGTGAGCAGCAGCGGAAAATGAACGCTGTCCGCGAGCAGTACGGCAAAACGCTGGAAGTGCGCGACAGGGTGGCAGGTGCAGGTGCTGCAATGACTGCTGCCGGGGTTGGCATGGGTGCGCCGGTTGTGGCGGCGGTTAAGAGCTATGCCAGCCTGGAAGACGCCATGAAAGGCGTGGCAAAACAGGTGAACGGACTGCGGGACGATAACGGAAACCGCACCGCACAATTTTACGAACTGCAGGCAGCCATTAAAACGGCCAGTGAACAGCTACCGCTGCAGAACGGTGCCGTCGATTATGCCGCCCTGGTTGAAGGCGGCGCACGTATGGGGGTGGGAGAAAACGCCAAAACGTGGGCGGAGCTGAAAAAGGAGCTGCTTGATTTTGCATCTGTGTCTGCAAAAGCGGCAACCGCTTTTGAGCTGCCCGCCGATCAGCTGGCTGAGGATTTAGGGAAAATTGCCGGGCTGTATAAGGTCCCGACCAGCGAGATAGAGCGCCTGGGCGATGTGATCAACTACCTCGACGATAACGCGAAATCGAAAGGCGCGGACATTATCAACGTGATGCAGCGTATGGGTGGCGTTGCCGATAAGCTCGACTTCCGCAAAGCGGCAGCGCTGGGTTCAACGTTCCTGACCCTGGGCGCAGCGCCGGAGGTGGCCGCGACCGCATCAAATGCGATGGTGCGTGAGCTGGCGATTGCCAGCATGCAGAGCGATCGCTTTATGGATGGCATGGATGCGCTGAAATTAAAGCCTGCGCAGCTTGAAAAGGACATGGCAAAAGACTCTATGGGAACCATTCTCAGGGTGCTGGAAATGGTAAACCGTCTGCCAAAATATAAGCAAATGAACGTCCTGACCCAGCTATTTGGCAAGGAGTACGGGGGCGCAGCAGGAAAGCTGGCTAACAATATGGGGGAGCTGTATCGCCAGTTAGGTCTGGTTAAGGGAGCTGCATCAGCCGGATCCATGCAGAAAGAATCCGATATCAATAAAGACTCGCTTTCAGCGCAATGGATGCTGACTAAGGCGGGGATGCAGAACGTGATGAGCGGGCTTGGGGAAACCCTGCGCACGCCTTTGCTTGAAATCATGGCCTCTGTGCGCCAGGTAACTGGCGTAGTGCGCCGCTGGGTGGAACAAAACCCGGAGCTGGCTGGAGCACTGATAAAGGTAGCCGCCGCAGTAGCTGCGGTGACGGTGGTAATGGGTACGCTGATGGTCGCCGTGGCGGCAATTATTGGGCCGCTTGCCGTGGTCCGTCTCAGCATGAGCATGCTGGGAATTCGTATTCTGCCGGGTGTGCTCAGCTCTGCGCAGGGGCTGGGGAACGGTCTGCTTTGGCTGGCTAAATCCCCTCTCACGCTGCTATCAGGCGGATTTGCGCGTAACGCCAGCGCATCACGTGCGCTGTCAGGTCCGCTCTCATCGCTGGGATCGTCTCTGTCCATCTTGGGGGGCGCTGCATCCCGCGTAGTTTCCGGCCCGCTGGCGCTGCTGCGTGCTGGGGTGTGGGCCATGCTCAATCCGCTGGCCGCCGGTCGGGCTGCGTTAACCGGGCTGGGCCGCTCTCTGCTATGGCTGGTCACGTCTCCGCTGGCGCTGCTTCGTACCGGATTAATGTTTATTTCCGGTGCGCTGACCGTGCTGTTAAGTCCGATCGGTCTGGTTGTTGCGGCGCTGGCCGGGGTGGCGCTGGTTGTCTGGAAATACTGGGAGCCGATAAAGGCGTTTCTGGGTGGCGTGGTTGAAGGCTTTAAGGCTGCAGCCGCACCGATTAGTGAAGCCTTTGAGCCGCTGCGGCCAATGTTCCAGTGGATAGGCGATAAGGTGCAGGCGCTGTGGGGATGGTTCACTGACCTTCTGACGCCGGTTAAATCAACATCACAGGAGCTGCAAAGCGCGGCGGGTATGGGGCGGCAGTTTGGTGAGGCGTTGGCTGGCGGTCTGAATATGGTTATGCACCCACTGGAAACGCTGAAATCCGGCGTTTCATGGTTACTGGAAAAGCTGGGGATCGTCAGCAAAGAGGCGGCAAAAGCGAAGTTGCCTGAGCAGATTACCCGGCAGCAGCCAGCCACGGTAAGCAGTGATGGCCGGGTTAATCTTCCCGCCGGAGGTTCACCGTATGCCGGTTACGGAATGCCTGGGTTTGCAGGCTTCCATGATAATGGTGGCATGATCCCTCGCGGTCAGTGGGGCGTGGTGGGTGAGAATGGCCCGGAGATCGTAAACGGTCCCGCCAGAATAACCAGCCGCCGCCGTACTGCTGCACTTGCTGCTGCAGCTGCCTTTGCATTTAGCGGCGCAGCACAACCCGCTGCGGCGGCCATGACGCCATTTATTGAAACACCTGTCAGTGAATATCGCGTTCAGCCCCCTCCGCGTGCCGTTGAGCTGGCAGGCGTAACGGCCTCTACACGGAGAGCATTGCCGCAGCCAGCAGAGCTATTAACACGTTACGCGCCTGAACTACCGGAGCAGGATGCAGCGCCCCGGCGGGCTGAATCACTGACTAATGCGGCGTCACTGGCATTCGGTAATCTTTCCCGTGTGCAGGAGCCGAAGCCGCTGCACCCGTTAAGCCTGCCAGCAGTGGAATACCGGGAGGAAATACCGCGCCGTGTGTCTGCGCCTGTGGTCACTCAGCCCGTCAGTATTCACGCGCCCATCAGCATTTACGCCCAGCCAGGGCAAAGCGCAACCGACATAGCCCGCGAGGTGGCGCGGCAACTTGATGAGCGGGAACGCCGGGCCGGTGCGCGCACGCGGAGTAATTTTTCAGACAGGGGAGACTTCGAATGATGATGGTGCTGGGGTTATTCGTTTTCACACTGAAAACAATCCCGTATCAGGAACTGCAGCTGCAGCGCCAGTGGCGGCATGCCAGTAATAGCCGGGTGAAAGCCCGGCCAGTGCTGCAGTTTGTTGGGCCCGATACGGACACTATCACGCTGAACGGCACACTAATGCCCGCCATCACTGGCGGCAATCTCTCGATGCTGACGCTGGACCAGATGGCGGAGACGGGCAAAGCCTGGCCTCTGATTGAGGGCAGCGGCACGATTTACGGCATGTTTGTTATAGAAAGTATCAGCCAGACTAAACGCGAATTTTTCAGTGATGGCGCAGCGCGACAGATTGAATTCACGATCACCCTGAAAAGGGTGGATGAGTCGCTGAATGAAATGCTGGGCGATCTTTCGGGTCAGCTAACCCAGCTTAAGGATTCTGCAATTTCGATGGCCGGGGGGTTATTGTCATGACGGGTTATTCCTGGATGGAAGGGGCCGGACTGATACCGGCTTTCCGCGTCACGCTCGAAAGTGAGGACATAACAACCACGATTGAATCGCGGCTGATATCACTGACGCACACGGACAATCGGGGGTTTGAGGCTGACCAGTTGGATCTGGAACTGGATGATGCTGACGGAAAGTTAATGATGCCACGCCGTGGTGCGGTGCTGTCACTGGCAATCGGCTGGCAGGGCGAACCGCTCTATGTAAAGGGGCAATTTACGGTAGACGAAATCGAGCACTCAGGTGCGCCGGACAGGTTAACTATCCGCGCACGTTCGGCTGACTTTCGCAACACGCTGAACATCAAGCGGGAAAAGTCATGGCATAACACCACTGTGGGGGTGGTCGTCAGCGAGATGGCCGCCAGGCACAAGCTGCAGCAGGCAATTGGCGACGATATGGCAAAGCAGCCGGTGGACCATATCGATCAGACCAATGAGTCAGACGGGTCGTTTCTGATGAGGCTGGCCCGCCAGTATGGCGCTATTGCGTCAGTAAAAAACGGCAACCTCATGTTTATTCGCCAGGGGCAGGGCGTGACGGCCAGCGGTAAGCCGCTGCCTGTTATGACTATCACCCGTTCAAGCGGTGACGGCCACCGGTTCAGCATGGCCGATCGCGGAGCCTATACGGGCGTGGTTGCCAGCTGGCTGCATACCAAAGAACCAAAGAAAAAGCAGGAGGTAAAAGTCAAACGCCGCCGCCGTCGTAAAGCTGCCGCCAGGCCTACTAAGGCCCCGGAGCCTAAACAGGGTGAATATCTGATCGGGACCGATGAGAACGTAAAGGTTCTGAGCCGTACCTATGCCAACAAAGCCAATGCCGAACGGGCCACCAAAATGACATGGGAGCGAATACAGCGCGGGGCGGCAACGTTTTCTATCAACCTGGCTAAGGGGCGCGGCGATCTGTTCCCGGAACTGCCGGTAAGGGTCAGCGGATTTAAGAGGCCGATAGACGAGGCAGAATGGACGATCACAACCGTTACCAACACTATCGGGGAGAGCGGCTTCACAACATCGCTGGAGCTGGAAGTAAAAATCGCAGATCTGGATATGGAATAGCGAGGCGGCAGTTTAAAAATGAAACAAAAAAGGTTAACATATCTTGCAAATTTAAGATGAGGCCTAAAGAAAATGATGAATTGTCCGCTATGCGGTAATGCTGCCCATACACGAAGCTCGTTCCAGGTCTCAAAAACAACGAAGGAGCGTTACAACCAGTGCCAGAATATTGAGTGCAGTCATACGTTCGTGACGCATGAAACTTTTGTCAGATCGATAACGTGTCCCGGTAAGGTTATCGCCGCCCCGCCCCATCCTGCGAAAGGCGGACAAAGCCACATGAATTTTTGA